GAACCAGTACCAGCCGCCGTCACCGAACGGAGCCCGGGGCCGGGTGGCGGCGCTGGGTTTCCCGCCGGCAAGCAGCCTCGCACCCCGGCGCGCGGCTCCCGCCTCGGTAGCCTTCCACGCCAAGAGCTGTATGCGCGCCACGGGTAGCCTCACCATCTACGAGAGCCTGGCGAAGAATGACCCCATCCATCACCGCAACCTCTACAACGTTCGCCAACGTGCTATCTGCGCCCCACTTCGCTCTAAGGAGTGCCTCGCAGCTATCATCTCGGCTAACGCGTAACCTATGGCACAGCTGAAGTACCTCGTACTCCACTGCACCGCCACCCCCGAGGGGCGCGCTGTGACGAGCGATGAGATCCGTCGCTGGCACACCGCCCCTCCCTCACAGGGTGGGCGAGGATGGAATCAAGTCGGCTACACCGATATGATCCACCTCGACGGCCGTGTGGAGCGCCTCGTGAAGAACAATGAGGATGCCCAGGTAGACCCTTGGGAGGTCACCAACGGTGCCACGGGCTACAACTCCGTCTCCCGCCACGTCGTCTATGTCGGTGGCTGCGCCCGTGACGGCAAGACTCCAAAGGACACCCGAACGCCCCTCCAGCTGGAGGCGATGAAGAAGTACGTCCTTGACTTCCACCGCAGATATCCAAGCGTCAAGATCATCGGGCACAACCAAGTGGCCCAGAAGGCGTGCCCCTCCTTCGACGTGCCTAAGTGGCTTCGGTCAATAGGCATCAACCAATAATTTCTCTCCACCGATGGATCAGCTCCTCACCATCCTCCAGTGGCTGGTGCCTGCGGGAGGGCTGGGGGCGATCTTAGGGTGGCTCACCAACTCCCGAGTGCGCGCTGCTCGTACAGCCAAAGAGGTCCACGATACCTATAAGCAGATGTACGATGATCTGCACGACCAGCTACTCGATCTCAGTGATGAAAACAAGCATATCCGAGCAGATTTCTCCCGCCTCGAGCGCGCTGTCACGATGGGCGCTACTTGCCGTCTTTGGCCTCAGTGTCCTATCAGGCGCGAGCTGCAGCGTCCGCCGCTCCCAGACGTCTCAGTCCCATCGCCTCGACAGCGTCAGCGAAAGGGTCGAGATCCTACAGACGCCCGTAGCTCTTCCCGAGACGAAGGCGACACTTCGCCTCCCCCTGTCGACCCTCCTTGATCTCCCCGAGGGCGCTGGCTACCATAGCCGCCAAGGGGTGACACGCATAGCACTCACCCGACGTGGCGACTCCCTCGAGGCGACGGCTACCACCGATAGTCAGACCGTCTTGCCCTCCATAGAGGAGCGTGCTGCCAAGCACATCACTCAGGCGACGACCACTGCCATCACGAAGAGCGATGTCAAGGCGGGCTTAGCCGACACCCTCCCCTGGACCCTCATCGCAATCCTTATCACCATAGCAAGTATCATCTTATGGCAAAGAAGAAAGTAACGCCCACCGAGGGCGAAGAACTCCAGCCCACTGACCCCATCACCCCCACCTCCCCCGAGGAGACGGGGAGTGAGCCTACCCCCACCGAGGAGGCTCCCAACGAAGACGCAGCGGAAGAGCCCGTAGAAGGCGCTGACACCCCACCAGCTACCGAAGAGACCCCCACCGAAGAGGAGGGTGCCCCCGAAGATGCTGAGACGGATGAAGCTGCCGAAGCTGAGGATACCCAAGAGGATGAAGCCCCCGAGGCTGAGGACGTAGCCCCTACGGCACTCTCAGACCTCGCCGCTCAGATCCTCCGAGACCACGACCTTAAAGTTGTCTTCCTCACCAGCGACGGCACCGCCTTCTACGGCTACTCCGATGCCCTGAACTATGCGCAGACGCTCGAGGTGAAGGACGTCTATCACTTCTTCGCCACCCCTCCTACGGATGACGAGCTGCGCGAGCTCCTCCCCCCATCACTCCGACCTAAGCACCTGCAAGCCTAACTATGAATAGTGTAAAGATCCTCCGGCAGAATGGCGGTATCCCCGCCAACCTGCCAGGAGAAGACCACATCACGGGGATGCTCTTCTACCTCGCTACGCTCCCTACGGCCAAGTCGGGCGTCACCGATGGCTTCTCTGCCACCGAGCGCATCCGCCCTGTGTCGACCATCGAGCGAGCCGAAGAGCTGGGCATCACCCCCGACAACGCCAGCTGGGAGATCCGCATGCTGCACTACCACCTCTCGGAGGTCTTCCGCACTAACCCCGGCATCATCCTTTATCTGGCGATCTACCCAAAGCCCGCGGGCGGGAGCTACACCTTTGCCGAACTCAAGACCCTCCAGCGCTATGCTTCTGGACGCCTTCGTCAGGTCGGCATCTGGCTGGGTGACAAGGTGGCTGATGCCTCCCTTGTGACGACCCTCCAGGGCGTCGCCGACACCCTCGACAGCGAAGAGATGCCTCTGTCGGTCCTCGTCGCTCCGAAGGTCACCGCCCCTGTAGCTTCCCTGCCTACGAACCTCGCAGGAGGTGGCAAGGGCCGTGTGTCTATCCTCATCGCCCAGGACGGCGAAGGGGTGGCCAAGACCCTCTATACCGACGCGGCTAACAATGCGGCCAAGGCTTCAGTCTCTGCCCTCGGCACCTTCCTCGGTATCCTCTCCCGCGCTGCCGTCCATCACTCCATCGGCTGGGTGCAGCAGTACCCTCTCGGGCTGGCCCTCCCTGCCTTCGGCGACGGGACGCTCCTGCGTGCCCTGGACAAGGCGGTCGTCGACACCCTCGACAAGGCGCGCTACATCTTCGCCGTCACCTATCCCGCGATCGGCGACTGCTACGCCTCCGACAGCCACACCCTCGATGAGCCTACCAGCGACTACAACGCCATCGAGCGTGTCCGTACGATGGACAAGGCCGTCCGCGGAGTGAGAAAGTACCTCACTCCCGAGCTGGGCGGCAACATCTATATCGACAAGGAGACGGGCAAGATGCAGGACTACACCGTCAAGCACCTCGAGGGGGTAGCCTCTCGAGCCCTCGAGGAGATGGAGCGTGCCGGAGAGCTCTCGGGCTACCGCGCCTACATCAACCCTGAGCAGTCGGTGCTGGCCACCTCAACTGTCGAGGTCGTCATCCGCGAGATCCCCACGGGCGTCCTGCGCTCCCTTCAGGTCAAGATTGGTTTCACATCCAAACTCTAAATAACCTATGGCAACAGTAGATAGAAACGGCATCCCCTTAGTCAATGGTGTCCTCTATGGCTGGGCAGAAGTCCTCGTAGCCATCGCTGGTGTCCCTCTCACGGGCATCACCTCGGTTGAGTACGCCGACAAGCAGGAGGTGACGAACAAGTACGGCGCAGGGCGCTACCCTGTAGGCCGTGGACTTGGGCGTATCTCCTCCGAGGCGAAGATTACCCTCTACCTCGAGGAGGTTATGGCACTGCAAGCGAAGAGCTCCAACGGCCGTCTGCAAGACCTCGGTATGTTCGACGTCTCGGTGAGCTATCTGTCTCCCGCTGGTGTCGTCGTCACCGACGTCATCAAGAACTGTCACTTCTCCGAGACATCGCGCAAGGCGAGCGAAGGAGATACAGATATCAAGGTAGATCTCACCCTTACGCCCTCACACATCGTGTGGGGCGCAAAGGGTGCTTAATCACTAATTAATCATTATGGAACAACAGAAGAAGCGCATCGGCGAAGCATCGCCCGAAGAGCTACTCACGATGAAGGGGAAGTATGGTAAGATCAAGGTAGTTGAAGTCGAAGACGACGGAGATACCTACTGCATCTACCTCAAGCGTCCCGACTTTGAGACGCTGAAGGCCGTCACGAAGGTCTCTAAGACCGACGAGCTCGAGGGGACGAAGGTATTCATCCGTAACTGTATGGTCGGAGGTGCTGCCGAAGTCCTCGACGATGCCGTACTCCTCGTGGCCGCCGCTTCAGCAGCCTCCTCACTCCTCACCTCAGCCAAGGCCGTACTAAAAAACGTGTAGAGGCGCACACCCTTAACACCGACGATGCCAGCGATGGCATCGTCAAGGGGTGCGCCCTCATCCGACACTGGCTCCACCTCGACCCAGACGCCCTAAATGAAGAGGACTGGGTAAGCGCACTGACCCAGTCCCTATGGCTGGAGAATCGGTATATGGAGGTGATGAAGTCGTCTATTGCCTCTGCTCTCTCTGGCAAGGACGGTTAGTTGTCACTGTGAGCTGACCAGAAGTTGATAAAGCTATCGGATAGACCGCCCTCCTCCTTGCCTCTCAGAGAGTCAATGAACGACATCACTCCAGAGATGGGGATCATCAGTAAGAAGAGCATCGCCAGAATCGAGAACAGGACTATTACAGCCATATATAGATAGCCGAAGAGATCTACAAGCATTATCGTTTCGTCTTTAGTTCACCCGCTAAGATAGCCATTTAGTATGAATACCTCCTCCTTCAATTATCTCTTCGGTATTGACGGCAACTTTACCGTCAAGATGGAGGAAATGAATCGAGCCACGAGCGAGTTTACAGCTCAGGTGCAGAAGTCTCAAGGCGTATTTGATCGCTTTGTTGGGATGGCTGCTAAGGTCGATATCCTTAGCAACGGTATCACAAAGATGGCGCAAGCCTTAGGGGATATCGTTCAGCCAGGCATCGCCCTCAATACCTCGATGACAGATCTTCAGGCCGTCACGGGGGTCACGGGCGAGGGCCTCAAGCAGATTGAGAGTTATGCACGTGACACGGCTAAGGCTTTCGGCATCGATGCAGCGGGAGCGGTGGAGTCCTACAAGCTCATCCTCGGACAGCTCTCCCCCGAGCTGGCGAAGAGCCCTGTCGCACTCAAGGCGATGGGCGAGCATGTTGCGACGCTCTCTAAGCTGATGGGTGGTGACGCCACGGCAGCCGCTGAGACGCTAAACACGGCTATGAACCAGTACGGCGTCGACCTCTCCGACCCCATCAAGGCAAGTGAGGAGATGGCGCGTATGATGAACGTCATGGCCGCTGCTGGGCAGGAAGGCTCTGCCGAGCTACCCCAGATTAAGGAAGCGCTTGAGCAGGCTGGTATGGCCGCCAAGGGTGCAGGTGTCAGCTTCGAGGAAGCCAACGCCGCTATCCAGGTGCTCGACAAGGCGGGGAAGAAAGGTAGTGAGGGCGGTATCGCCCTACGAAATGTCATAGCGACCCTCTCTCAAGGGCGCTTCATCCCCAAGGATGTCCAGAAGGAGCTAAAGAAAGCTGGCATCAACGTGACGGACCTTGCCGACCGTGGTAAGAGCCTCAAGGAGCGACTGGAACTCCTGCGCCCCGTCATGAATGATGCTGCGCTCTTCGCCAAGCTCTTCGGAAAGGAGAATACAAACGCCGCTATGGCTCTGGTTGGTGGGACAGAAGAGGTCGGTCGCTACACCGAAGCTATCCAGGGCACGCAGTCAGCCAACGATCAGGCTGCTGTCGTTATGGAAGGATTTGCCGAGCGACAAGCTCGCATCCGTCAGCAGATAGAGGACTTCAAGATCACCATCTTCAACGCCACGGGCGATGTCTCTTTGTGGGCAGGAGCGCTCTCTGATGCTCTTATCCCGCTGGCTCAGCTGATGCCTCTACTGTCGGGGATGCTCCCGATTGTGAAGGGTGTATCTATATGGATCTTCCAGGGTGCAAAGGGTCTATTTCTCTTCGGTAAGGGCGCACTGATAGCCCTTGTGAGTGTTGGTAAGCTGGCCGTGACCCTCCTGACCCGTGGTGCCACAGCTCTCTTCTACTATATCGGCTCGCTGGTTACAGGTGGTAGTGCTCAGCTGGGCTTCGCTATGATGTCACAGCTTGCCTTCGCCTCCTTCAAGACAGCTGCCGTCAGTGCTTGCCGAGTAGTGAGTGCTGCGATCATGTCTATCCCACTCATTGGGTGGATAGCTGCTGCTATTGCTGCTATCGTAGCCCTCGGGGTGTACTTCTGGAACACATCTGCAAAGTTCCGAGCTACACTTAAAGGGCTGTGGGCTGCCTTCAAGGCAACCTTCTCCAATATCTGGGAGATGGCCAAGACCGTCTTCTCGGGTATCGGCGATCTCATCAAGGCTGCCTTCAGTCTCGACGGTGATGGCATCTCCGCTGCCATCAGCAAGATGACAGGAGCCTTCTCCAAGTTTGGGAAGGAGACGGGTAATGCCTTTAAGGAAGCCTATGATCAGGAGATGAAGGAGAGCGCCGAAGCCGAGAAGTCCAAAGGCAAGGGAGAAAGCTCCAATGCTGGGACACGAGGTGGAATAGGCGGGAATGTTGATCTCCCGATAATATCCACTCCTGGCGGTGGTGGTGGTGGCTCAACTGACTCCTCCAGCAGGCATTCGGGTGGTGGTGGTTCTGGCAAGGCGACCAACGTAACTATCCATATCGGCAAGCTCGTCGATAACCTCACCATCAAGACCTCCAACCTATCGACCGACCCATCCGAGGTCAAGGGCATCATCACCGAGCTCCTGATCTCCGCAGTCAATGACGCTAATCTCGCTATACAGTAACTATGCTCACAATCATCCAAGGTAACGACACGACCGTCTCGGTGCTGCTGCACAGCCAGTCGCTCACCCTCCCCGACAACGAGGGCAAGAGCTACGTCGAGCGCTCAAAGATAGACCTCAGTCAGGCGAAGGATATTTCTGTCCGCCTCATCCCCTATATGCGATGGCGGCCTATCACACCTTCCTTCGAGGTCAAGGGTAGTACGATCATCGTACACTACCCAGCGTCAATTCAGCTGGTAGGTAAGTGGGATGTAGAGATCACCTTCCTAACGCCAGATGGCAGCGGATACCGCCAAAACAGAGTGCGTCAGTCATTCGCCGAAGTCATCGCCTGCGCCAAGGGAGCTAATAGCCCCGAGGCCTACGTCATCACGGCCGATGTCGCTCAGGCGGTGCAAGGCGCCAAGGGGGATCCGGGTGACAAGGGGGACCCAGGGAAAAGTAGCTACGAGCTGGCGCAGGAAGAGGAAGGCTTTACAGGCACAAAGCAGGAATATCTAAAAAGCCTGCACGGCGAACCAGGCAAAGATCTCTATCAGGCTGCTGTTGAGCGTGGATACAAGGGCTCCTTTGATGACTTCCTCGAGAAGCAAAAGGGAGCGCCTGGTGCCCCAGGGAAAAGTAACTACGAGCGGGCGAAGGAGCTTGATGTCTTTCAGGGCACGGAGGTAGATTATCTCGCCAGCCTGCACGGTGCACCAGGCAAAGACCTCTATCAGGCAGCTGTCGAGCGTGGCTACAAGGGCTCCTTTGATGACTTCCTCGAGAAGCAAAAGGGAGCGAAGGGCGACAAGGGCGATGACGCCTATCAAGTCTACCTTCAGGAGACAGAAGACAATCCGAAGCTATCAAGGGCGGAGTGGGCAGACACAATCGGCTCATTCGCAACTCTAATCCACACGATAACTTATGGCGCTGAGCAGTAAGCAACGAGCTGAGGCGGAAGTCCTCGACCTCAAAGGCAAGCTCCGACAACTCAACAAGGCTCTCGCAGTGAAGGGGGCAACGATAGCGGAGAACGCACCGCTGGTAGCTACTATCAAGGCGGTGGAGGGGATGAAGGCGCAGGCTGTAACAATGTCCATCTTTAGACGCCAGCAATTTTTTGGATATGTTGATGAGTCGCTTCCTCCGATGAGGATTTCAGATGGATACAAGCCAGCACTCATTGATTATTGCTTCGCCCAAAACAGGGCGTTGAAAAGTATCCCAAGCATTGAGAATGTTGGTGTGGCGGTCAATCTGTCGTCGTTCGCATCTTCGTGCGGATCTCTCATAGAGGCATCTCTGGGAGCACTCACAAATGCGACCGACATATCCAGTGCATTCTCATATTGCTCGTCCCTTACGAGTGCTTCTATAGGAGCGGCGCCAAAGGTGGACAATGCATCATATCTCTTCTATGGATGCAGCAACCTCAAAGATGTATCAATAGATCTTTCGGGAGGTTTGCTGACCAATTTCGCCTACGCATTTAACAGCTGTTCAAGTCTCCGTAGAGTTACTGGGACTATCGACTTGTCAAATGCCAATTCGGCTGCTGCTCCATTTCAAGGATGCTCGTCGCTTGAGGAGGTGCGTATCAGGGGACTGAAGGTAGACCTCGACCTCTCTGCGTGCGGTAACCTCTCCCTGGAGAGTGTGCGCTACCTCATCAACAACGCACAGAGCGTAACGGGCAATCGCATCGACCTTAGTCGTGCGCTCCTCGACGCAAACGAGGAGGCACTCGGAGATCTCGGAGATACGGCCAGCGACAAGGGCTGGACGATTAACTATAAATAACCTTTAACAACTTGATTATGAAACGTTCGCATTCGGTAAGAATTAAAGCCCCCAAGGGGCAGATGGTGGTAAGCCGCGAGAGACGTAGCGTAGGCTACCTCGTGCGATGCCCGAAGCAGGACGCACATCTCTACGAGCTGATGCCCGAGGACGAAGCCCTCGCCCTCGAGAAGCAATGGCAGGAAGAAGACCGTAAGAAGCAAGAGGAGTCGATGACGCCCTCTGAACCACCTCACACCTATCCCAATGACAGCCAGAGAACGTGAAGAGAAGCGCGAGTTAGCACGCCTACTATACCTCCAAGGTAAAGAGCAGAAGAGCATAGCCTTGAGTGTCAATGTATCGGAGGCTACTATCTCTAAGTGGGTGCAAGCTGGGCAGTGGCAGAGCCTGCGTGCTGCCCAGCACATCACCCGCCCAGAGCTGGTTAATAAGATCCTGCTCTCCATCGACAAGCTTCTCACCGATGCGCTCAACAGCAATGATCCAGCGGCGGCTGCAAGCCTCGGAAAGCAGCTTAAGGGATTCAGTGACGCCATTGAGAAGCTCGACAAGAAAGCTAACGTCGTGACGGCTATTGAGGTATTCATAGCCTTCGGCAAATGGATGGAGCACCGCATGTCCATCGATACAGACCTCACACCAGAGCTCATTAAGACGATCACTAAGTATCAAGACCTCTACGTCACCCAGCTGATGGCGTCCCCCAACCAATAGCAATGAGTACTCTACCAACCGTCCTACCGATCTCCATCACTGCGGGTAAGGTGATGCTTTACCGCTTCCCCGGCAGTGGTAAGGGCGCACACTCCTATAATAAAGAGGGGCGGGAGTTCGCTCCTTCGCCCGTCGGTGTGCCTGTCACAGATCCTGCTGACTGGCTCGGTGCATACACACTTTGCCCCCTCCTCCTTCGTCTCGAGGATGGTACAGAGCTGAGCATCCCTGACGCTGTGGTGGCGATGACCCGCACAAAGAATATCGTCACGACCCAAGTGGTGGGGATGGTGGGCACCGTCAAGGAGTATATATCAGATGGTGACTTCGATATCAATATAGCTGTCGGTATCCAGGGTGTCGAGGAGGGGAAGGTCGCCAACGTCTACCCCGAGGAGGGACTTCGCGAGCTCCGCAAATTCCTTGAGGTAGACAAGCCTATCAGCGTGCAGAGTGCCTTCTTTGACCTCTTCGAGATCAACCGCCTTGTCGTCAAGAGCTACTCCCTTACCCAAGGCACCGAGAGCAACTACCAGGAGCTAACCATCAGTGCGCTCTCTGATAACGAGTATAACGTCTTCTCATCTGACTATTAGCCCCTATGTATCGTCTTACCGCACGCGTTGAGATCGAGTCTGAGCGCAAGTGGGTAATCAACAAGATTACCGCCTGCGAAATCGAGCGCTCAACAGATGACCTCACCGACACCTGTAAGCTCACGCTCCCTAAGCGTATGCTTTGGGATAGCAAGGAGGGTGCACCGCTCCGCCGTGGCGACAAGGTGCGCATCTCCCTTGGTTATGATGATGACTTGCAGCTTGCCTTTGTCGGCTATATCCGCGAGATCGGATTCAAGACCCCTGTAGTCATCGAGTGCGAGGATGAGATGTACCAGCTCAAGAAGCAGGCGACGGTCAAGAAAGCCTATCGCAATGCCTCTCTATCGCAGATCCTCTCCGACCAAGGGATCACCGACTTCAAAGTGCTCGGTGAACAGACCCTCGGGGCTTACCGTGTCAAGGCCGACAACGTGGCAGCCCTCCTCGGAGAGCTTAAAGAGCAGGGGGTGCGTAGCTTCTTCCGATATGAAGATGGCAAGCCCATCCTTTATGCGGGCGTAGTCTTTGACCGTGAGGCATCAGGAAAGGCGTCGCAGGTCATCGCCTCGGGAATCAACCTCATCAGCGATTCCTCCCTCAAGGAGCAACACGGCGACACCCTCCGCCTCAAGGTCAAGGCCATCTCCTTCCTCCCCACCGCTAAGAAGGGCAAGACCAAGAAGATCAAGCTCGAATTAGGCGATGCTGACGGCGAGCTCCGTACCCTCCATACCTACGGCAAGAGCGAATCAGAGCTCCGTGCCTGGGCTGAACAGGAGATGCAGCGCCTGAAGCGTGACGGCTTGGCTGGCAGTGTCACGACCTTTGGAGCTAAGCTCCTTGATAAGCTCGACACCGTAGGCATCATCATTGACGGGACGAAGAAGGGTGTCTATCAGGTAAAGAAAGTAACCATCAAGTACGGCACCGAGGGTCTTCGCCAAGACGTGACTCTCGGCACCCGTGTAGCAGACTAATATGAGCCAAATAGCAAAACTTATAGGACAACTCTCTGGCGGTGCTCCTGCCGTTCTGAAGGCATGCACCGTCACGTCAGTTGATCGTGATGCACGGGCTGTGGACTGCGAGCCTCTCGATGAGAGCGCTCCTATCCTCGGTTGCTCACTCCAGGGCGACCAAGAGGGCGAAGATGGCTTCCTACTCCTCCCTAAGGTAGGGAGCTATGTCATCGTTGGGCTAGTCGACGGGCAAGATACTGGTGTCGTGCTTCTCACTGACGAGCTCGATGCTCTTGAAGTCAAGATCGGCGACAAGACGCTCGTCTTCTCCTCCGAGGGTATCGTCTTCAATGGTGGCGATCTCGGAGGTCTGATCAAGGTGGAGGAGCTGACCACGAAGCTCAACACCATCGAGCAGGACATCAACTCCCTCAAGCAAGCCCTCTCCGCTTGGACTCCCATCCCCTCCGATGGCGGTGCTGCCCTCAAGGCTTCCGTCACCTCGTGGGCAGGCAAGCCGCTCCAGAAGAGCAAGCGTGGGGAGTATGAAGACCCTAACGTCAAGCACTAACAAAATACCCACTTATCTCCTCATTCTATGTTAGGCATCCTTCTCTCTATCGACGCAGGCGACTTAGACCTCTCTAAGGGGCGTCTATCCCTTGGTGAGGTGCGCGAGCAGACAGCCGCCTTCCTGCTTGAGGCCGTCCCTGGTGAGTTCGGTGAATATCCGACGCTGGGGCTTGCCATTCGCAAGCATCTGGCGGGCCCAGGAGACCCGATGCTCCCAACCGCTACCATCAAGCAGATGCACTACTGTAGCATCCCCGCAGATCAATTCATTCAGACGCCTTCTGGCTACGAACTCACATTCAAGTAATTCACTATGCCTCGCTCTATCTCAGATATCCGTCGTGAAATAGCCGCTGCCTATATCGCTGACCCGACCGTCCAGCGCTCCTACAAGCTGGATCCGAGAAAGACCTATGATGAGCAGTTCAGCAAGGTCTCGTTGGAGAGCATTCTGTTCTGGGCCTTCGCATCGGCGGTGTGGACCTTAGAGATGCTCTTTGATAAGCACCGTACCGAGGTAGCTCAGCTCGTCAGAGAAGCAGAGCCCCACACGCTCCGCTGGTACGCGCAGCGTGCCAAGGCTTACCTCCACGGTCACGCCTTGCCACCATATAAAGACCGCTACGACCTCTCCACCATCACCCCCGAGGAGCAGGAGCGTGCCGCCGTGGTGCGCTATGCCGTGGCCTCGGAGTACCAGGGCGTCGTGACCCTTAAGGTAGCAGGAGCAGACTCCAAGGGGGCTCCAGTTGTACTATCTGATAGCATTGTTAAGCCACTGACTGCATATATGGCGATGATCAAAGATGCAGGGGTGCCTCTTCGTGTAGTGTCTTCTCCTGGAGATGAGTTGAAGCTGTCCTTGGTGGTCTATGTCTACCCAACACTGATGTCGTCTGACAAGCCCACAGAGTCACTCGACAAGGAAGTGCGATCTGTGATAGATAGTAGCATATCAGGCTTACCATTTGATGGCATATTCCGTACCTCGGATCTGGTCGTTGCCCTCTCAAAGGTACCGGGAGTTGAGGCTTCTACGATCTCGGTGGCATCAGCTCGTCCTTCTACCTATGATAGCTTCATCGCATTCGACGGATATCACCGCCCATCGGCTGGCTACTACAATCTCACATCTCTCCAAATTAACTATAAGCCCTATGAGCCCTACACCTAACATCGATTGGCGAAAGATCATCTCTGATGCGCTCCCGTCTTTCCTACGAAAGCCTCTACTTATCGCCTTACTTCTGGCTGCTACCGCCCCACTGAGGACCCTGTATGCTCTTGTTGAGCGAGCTATACATGAGGATAGATATCGTCTTGATCATAATGGTCAGGTATGTAGCCTTCTCGGTATGCTCGAGGATAAGTATCCCTCATCTCGAGGCATACACTATCGCATTGAGGATATTGTTCCATCGGGGCATTTCGTAGATACCTTCAGTGGTGTCCGTAGCGGATCTCCCGTCGCGCACCCTAATCGATCCCCTAAGGTGCTTCGCGCATTCACAGGGTCTACCAATGTGGATAGATCGGGGTTTCGTGTGTATGTCCCCCGAGATGTGTATAACACGAGACTGTCTGATGTGATGTGGCTGGTTGAGCAGTATAAGCTGCCGACACGACGCCCTGTCTTTATCCCAACCGACAACTAATTAATCACCCCCTAATCACTATTTAAGCATGAATACAGCTAACTATCTCACGTCGGTAAACCGTGCAGGAGAGGCTGGGCACTATCCCCTCTCTACAGAGACTCTCGAATTCAATCAACAGCAGATCATTCTACTCTCTCACCTCGCGCAGCTGTCAGGGACGAAGACGGTCATGCTCAAGCCACCGACAACTACAGAGACAGGTGTTGCGATCCTTTCCGGCGAGGTCGTGGAAGTGGCTCGCTTATCTGCACCACTTGTGCCAAACGCATCCTATAAACTGGAGCTCAAGCAGACTACCGTAGATGTCTCCACTGCAGACGATGTGTATAAGGGTGCGCGGACTATGCGTGTCGCAACTCTGGTAAAGCATGGAGATGGCACTATGACGACTAACTCTATGCTATATCTGTCGGATGGGATAAAACGGATAGATAAACTCTCGGATGATATTGATAGTCTGTTCGAGGGCGTCGGTCGATCTTCTGTTATCGATACGAACTCGGTTGGTGTGCCCTTGTACGATGTCACAGATGCACACTTTATGAAGGGCTTCCCAGTGTACCATGTCATAACCTTCCCAGAGTCGTACCCAGGATATGATAGCCCCCAGCATCCTTTCTATTATATCGGTACCTCTGGAGATGAACTCAAGGGGGCTATTCTGGTGAGCCAAATTGTTGACGCTCCGGATGCCGGTCGCCCTGGACTCTCACAAACTCTCACCACTCGCCAAGGTGTGGTGTACGAGAGATTCATCGCGCCTCGGCTTGGTAAGTTTACACATGAGTCCTTAGCCTCAGATATCCCATGGCATGCTCGTCCAAATACAATCATCGGTACATTGTCTAAGACGCGGGGCGGTGAATGGGTTCGTTCGGGTATTATGCTATATGGTGAGCTCATCTCTCAGGGTACTACGCTTAAGTTGCGAAACCGTCGCCATTCGCTCCTGCGACCAGATAGGTGTTGTCTTCAGGTGTCAGTGTCAATCCCTCAGGCTGGACCTATGAGCAACGTCACTTGGTCGCTGACCCCTAACGAGGGTCTTGAACTAACCCTGCCGAGTTCTTGGTTTGATAATCAATTCACGAGCATCACGATCACGGCTATTGCGCTCCCGATCGCACAGCTTAAGTAGCCATCAGCGCACTCATAAAAGTAAAGCGGTGAAGCATTCTGTTGCTTCACCGCTCTTTTTATATTCAGGGAAATCCTGCTACAATTCGTTTTCCCATCTTGCCTCATTTCGTTTCGGAAAACCCGCCTCATTTCGTTTTCCGCATTATATATGCGCCGCTAAATTTCCGTATATACGAAAATAAATTTCTGCATATACGAAAATTTCCATCCGTATATACGCCGTGAAATGCCCGTATATATGGCGTGATATTTCCTCGGCATTTGCATAGCAAAGCGCCCCCCCCGCCCGGCTCTCTGCGGGCGGGGGGGGGGTGGGTT